ACACAAACAAATGATACAACTATCAGTCCTTTACATAATACATCTACTACTACACCCACTACTACACAAACAAATGATACAACTATCAGTCCTTTACATAATACATCTACTACTACACCCACTACTACACAAACAAATGATACAACTATCAGTCCTTTACATAATACATCTACTACTACACCCACTACTATACAGACAAATGATACAACGAATCGTATGAATAATGTGAATAATACTAATTATGATGGCCCTATACCTAAATATGCTATTTCAACTTTGACAAGTTATTCTGAAACTGAAAAGAATACTCCTCAACCTGAAAAGAATTTAACAGATAAACAAATAACTGAGATATTTAATACATTAAAAGAAAATGATAAAGATGAAACAATATCTCTCACACAATTATATAAATTTATAACTGGTAGACATAATCCAGATCATGCTAAATTAGTAAGTTCAGTTATTGGATTAGACCCGAATAAACCATTAACCATATCAGATATTAAAACAGGAATAGACGCGACATCAGATGACCAATTAAGAAATAAATCTAAAAATATACAAATTATATCATCACTATTAAAATCATTTAGAGGCTTTAAACAAAAAGAAGGTAATAATAGCGATGAAATAGAGTCAAATCAGACAAATATCACTTTAAATAAGTTTAAACAATTTATTAACTGTGGTCAACATAGAGATAAAACTAAAAATATTTTTGATTGTAACATGATTACTATTCCAAAAAATAATAAAGACTCTTCTACAAATAATACAAATGTAAATACTGAACAATCTAAAACTAATGGAACAAATGAAACCAATGACCAAGCAGGAACAATTGGCACTACAAGAACAAATGAATCCGATGACCAGTCAGGAACAAATAGAACTACAGGAACAAATGAATCCGACGACAAGTCAGGAAATACAAGAACAAATGAAAAATCTAAACAGTCAAATAATATAGAATTATCAATTAATGAAAAAGAATTCGATGGAAAATCAAAACGTGTAGATGTTAGTATATTTATTCCAAATGATGGAGAAGTAATTGTTAGAAATTATGCAAAACAAAGTACCGAAGAATTATTAGCCAATTTACAATAATAATTATTAAATTAAATTAAATTAAAATTGATTATTTATTTTATTTTATATTTAAATTAAATATAAAATAACATTAATAATAATGTATAAAATAATTAAAATGGTATTTGACTTATATGTATATGTATCAAATATAATTTGTTATAATATAATATATAATGAAAGTGACATATTTGATTATATAAATAATGAAGATATAGACGACTCAAATGATGATAATAAAGATAGTAAAAATAATAAAGATAGTAAAAATAATAAAGATAGTAAAAATAATAAAGATAGTAAAAATAATAAAGATAGTAAAAATAATAAAGAAATAGAAAGATATAATAATAATTATAAAATATTTATATCTTCTAATAATTATAAAAAAGACAATAATAATAATTTAATTAAAAGGTCACAAACGACAATTATAAAATTTAAAGAATGTAGTTGGTGTAGCAACTATATTAATTCCGAAACTCAAGTATCATATCATTATATGGATAATATTTATTGTGATATAAAATGTAGAAATAACCAAATTAAAAAAGATAAACAATACGCAATAATAAATAATCAACAAATGAGATATAATTTCAGTATCTAAATAAAAGGGATATATTTCATAGTAGCATTATCATATATAGTTATTTGAAATGTAGCATCAATACCATCAACATATACAGTATCTCCATTCGAAATTTGATCACAACCATATTCACTAGTACAACTACGTGATTTAAATGAAACTGGTAACTTAATTTGGTTGTTACTATCACTCATTGTATAATATTGCCATTTATCTCTACCTGCATATAAAGGTCGTCCCATTAAAGGAAGTATCATTTCTGGTCCATTCATTCTTTTTAATATTCCAACTTGTCTATAATTGGTATCAACAGCTCTTGTATTGACATTAATAGGAACACCTCCTCGAATATCATTAAATTGAACAATTCTTTCATCGCTTAATGGAGGAGTATACGGATTCATGAGAACGTCGTTTTCAATATTAGAAAATGAATAATTTGGTCGTGAAAATAAACCAAATATAGAACCATTCTGATTATTTGGATTAGTTGGATTATTAGATTGATTAATTTCTATTTTGTGAGATGACTTATTTTTATACATAAAATAAATAATAATAATTAAAGAAAATATAATAAATGTAAAAGTAAAATTTTCAAAACAAATAACACCTGTAGGACATTTGTTGGACATATTATATATTATAAAACTATAATAATATATAATTTTTTATATGATAGTATTATTATTTTTGTAGACCAAGTTTAGATAGCATTCCTCCAATACCTTCTAAACTACTTAAATCTAATTTATCCATAAATCCTTGGGCTGTTTCAAGGAATGGTTGCATAGTAGTAATATTATCCATTAATTCTTTTTGTTGACTCAATAAATTTTGAGTTTGGTCAGTTAATCCTTTAACACCACCATCGCCTACCGTTTTTTGTAAATTACTATAAGCTTCATTTAATGTAGATACTAAATCCACTCTATGTTTTCCATGTGACATATTTGTAACTTGTTCTGTTTCACCATCGCTATCTTCATGATTATTGTCATCATTATTGTCTTTTATATTGCTCTTTTTTTCCTCCATGTTCTGTTTAATTTCTTGTTTATTTTCTTTAATTTTAGATTTAATAGAATTTTTGTTAGATTGTGATTTATTAGACATAGCTTCTTTAGTAACAATTATTTTTCTTGTTGCTGTAAACAATGATGTAGTAACCATAGCTACTATTAAAACAATAATCATGTTTTTACTAAAGTATGTAGTTAAAAATCCTGTAATTAAGAAAAAAGCTACTGCTTCTGTATTTTGAACAAGTAAATAACCTAATATATTTAATATCGCTAATACAAATACAACATATAAAACGTTCTTATCGTTAAACAGCTTATCAATTTTTGGAATCTTAAATTTCATTATATAGTAATAATAGAAAAAATTGATTTATAATTATATTTATTAATTAATATCAATTAAATATTAAAATGAGTCAAACTAAATTTAAAATTGCTAACTTAGAATTATATAGCCCTGATATTCATGGAATTGAAACAAATAATACATCTATTTATAATAAACATTTAATACTAGAAACTTTTGATACAGAAGAATTTTATAAAAATATGAATAATATTTCAGATGATATAAAATTACGGAATGAACTTTATAGTAATCAACAATTTACAAAACATCCTATTATCAAAAATTATAGTAATATAATTAAAAATCCTAAACACTTAGAAATAAAAGTTATTGAACCAGTTAATATATATTTTGGCAGAGGAAAAGAAGAATATTATTCAACCGGAGTAGACAAAACGATTTGGATTAAACTTATTCAGCGAAGATGGAAAACCTATTTTAAAAATAAACGTGAAAATATCATGAAAATCAATAATTTACAGCATAGAGAGTTACATGATAAATATTCAGCTATTTGTTATGTCCCTTTTAAATTAGGATTATAATTATAATTTTGTAGTATAGTAATGTAATACTAATTCAATATTAAAACCTAATAATATTATAAATACAACTAATTTAATTTGAAAAGAATCGTGTATGTTATGATAATAATAATAATATAACAAACCTATAACATATATCATATTAATTGAATGAATACATAAATCATATATATCATAATCATTATCTGATTTTGTATGTTTCCAATCTATATAAAAACGAAATACAATAATCAATTGAATTATAGAAAACATGATTACTCTTACTAAATCTTTTTTTAACATATTATCAAGTATAAAATAATATGTTATTTTTTTTTAACGTCTATGTTTTTTATGAGTTTTATGTCTTCTTCTTCTCTTTCCTTTTCCTCTTCTGGATTTTCCGTATGTGTAACCACCTTTTAGTCCTGGTTTAGCAGCAGCAGTAGAAGCCGCATCAGAAGCAACTTGTCTACGCATATCTGTGGGATTACTAGAATTACTAGAACCTGAATCACTTGAATCCTTTGATATTCTACCTACCATGGAACTCATATCCAATATATTTTTCTCTAATTCAGACGTATTAGTCATTATTTTAATATTTTCCATAATAGATTTAACAACTTGTTCATTCTGAGGTCCATATTTGTTTTTAATTAAATCTTTACATGCTTTTTTGGCAGTATTTCCTTCATCTTTAATCTTATTAATTTGTACCTGAATTGTTTTAATTTTTTCTGTCATAGCATTAATCATATTTTTCATATTGTTTCTCTTTTCACTTACCAGTTTAGCTCCTGTAGAAGCGGCATTAGACAATTCTCCTAATTCAGCCATTTTTCGTAATGTTTGTTCCCAATCATCATTACTTCCACTAGTATTTGAGGGTGTTGTAGTAGTTGGTTTTGGTAAACTCATTATATATTTTATTAATATAATAAATAATTATTATAATTATTTATTTCTAATAATTGTTGCTAAAGAAATTCTTGTTTTACGCAACGATTCTTGAATTTTTTCTAATTTTGAAAATATTTCATCAATATTAGGATTTTGTATATTATCTATATTTATCAATTCAATTTCTTCTTCTTGTATCATTGAGTGAATATTTAATAATTCTTTTTCATGTTTATCTAACTTATTATTTATTTTTTTTAATTTCTCTCTACTATTATTAGTAATATTTTCCATATTATTTATTTTATTTTGTTTTTCTTTTAATAATTTATTAATTTCTTCAATAGAAATATCTAGTTGTTTACTCATTTATATTACTATTAGAATTAATATCATTGTCAGTTAATACCAAATCATCTAATTCATTTTTTAAATAAGTAATTTCTTTCATAATTTCTCTCTGGTCTTGTTTAGAATCTTCTAATTTATTATTTGTAAGTGTTAGATCATTATTAATATTATCAATGTATTGATTTAATCCTTTTAAAAAAGATATTTGTTTTTCTTTTTGAGAGATAATATGGGTATTATATTTTTCATAGTCATCAGCTACATTTCTAAGTAATTCATTATCTCTCACATTTGATTTTACTTCATGTCTTTTCATACATAATAATTTTTTTCTATTTTCTAATTCCGCTTTTAATTGTATTATTTTATGATCTCTTATAGCTAAATCCATTTATATAATAATTATATAGAATTTTTAAATTATAATTTATTTTATATAATATTTATATTTTTAACTTTTCAAGTTTTTCGAGTTTTTCAAGTTTTTCAAAGAGTATTTGGATTTTAGAAAATGGACATAAAAAACATGTCCATTTTTGATTATTGGAAAAAGGATTGAAAAAGTTGATAAAAAAGTGGTTTAGACCATAAAGGTAAGAAAACAAATTTTGATATTTTTAATTTGTGATTGTAAATTTTCGAAGATTTTATATATTTTTCTGAAAAGTATTTAGGCGTTTTTTATATTAGTATAATATACTAATAAAATGACTAAAAATCCTAATAATAAAACGCCAAAAAACGCCAAAAAATTAATTTGTGAAACATGTGACTTTAAATGTAATAAACAATCCGATTATAACAGACATTTAATAACCCATAAACATAAAATACTAATAAATCCTAATATTGCGACGCCAAAAACGCCTATATATTATGAATGTGAATGTGGTAAAAAATATAAACATTCATCTTCATTATCTGCTCACAAAAAAAAATGTATATTATTACAAAAAGATAAAGAAGATTTAGTAAAGGAAGAAGATTTAATAAAGGAAGAAGATATACAGTATGTATCATCAAGTGAAATAAATAAAGATATATTGTTAATGCTTTTAAAAAAACAAGATTTTATGGAAGAATTAGTATTTAAAAATCAAGAATTTATGAATAAAATGATGGAAGTTATGCCTCAAATTGGTAATATTACAAATAATAATAATTGTCATAATAAAACATTTAATATTAATATGTTTTTAAATGAGCATTGTAAGAATGCTATGAATTTAACTGATTTTATTGAATCACTCCCTATAACAGATAAAACATATGACAATACAATAAAAAATGGATTAACAAATACAATAACTACTATGATGGTAGATGGATTAAATGAACTAGATATTTTGGAAAGACCAATTCATTGTACAGATACGAAACGGAAAACGATGTACGTAAAAGAAAATGATGTTTGGGAAAAAGATAAAGAATTAATTAAAATACTAACAGGTATAAAAAAGACAGCTTTAAATAATAGAATGAAACTAAATAAATGGCAAGATGTCAACGATGGATGGATGGTAAGAGAGAATATACAAATGAAATATCTCTCGTTAGTATCAAATGTCATGACGATAATAGAAGATGAAGATAAAGAAATAAATAAAATAATCAATGCGATTGGAAAAAAAGTATATTTGGATGAAGATACCAAGAAGGAATACTTATAAAAATACTTATACTACATTAATGTAACTGATGTTTTTTTATATTGTAAATACAAATTTTCAAACAATATAAAAATATCCATATATAATATTTAGGATGGCAAAGGTTCAAACTGATTTAATTTTACAAGAAGACAATAATAGATACGTTATGTTTCCTATTCAAGACCAAGATATATGGAAAATGTATAAAAAACAAGTCGAATGTTTTTGGAGAGCAGAAGAAATAGATTTATCTAAAGATTTAAGTCATTGGGAGACCTTAGATGAAAAGGAAAAATATTTTATTTCAATGATATTAGCATTCTTTGCTGCTTCAGATGGCATTGTTTTGGAAAACCTTGCCGCACGATTTATGGGAGAAGTTCAATTATCTGAAGCAAGAGCATTTTACGGTTTTCAAATTGCTATGGAAACTATTCATAATGAAAGCTATTCTCTTTTAATTGATACATATATTAAAGATAATGATGAAAAAACAAAATTATTCAAAGCAATTGATAATTTTCCTTGTATAAAAAAGAAAGCTGATTGGGCGATTAAATGGATTCAAGATAAAAGAAGCTCTTTTGCTACACGATTGATAGCCTTTGCATGTATTGAAGGAATATTTTTCTCAGGAGCATTTTGTTCTATTTACTGGCTTAAAAAGAGAGGATTAATGCCTGGTCTTACATTCTCAAATGAGTTAATTAGTCGCGACGAAGCACTTCATACTGAATTTGCTATATTACTTTATAATAAATTAAATAATAAAATTACTAAAAAGAAAGTTTTGGAAATTATTACCGATGCTGTAACAATTGAAAAAGAATTTATATGTGACGCATTACCATGCCGTTTAATTGGTATGAATAGTGATTTAATGTGTCAATATATCGAATTTGTAGCAGATCGATTATCGATTCAATTAGGGTATGATAAAATATATAATAGAAGTAATCCATTTGATTTTATGGAAATGATTAGTATTGAAGGAAAAACTAATTTTTTTGAAAAACGCGTAGCAGAATATGCATTGGCAGACAAGACTAAAAGTGATGACGTATTTGATTTTGGTGATGATTTTTAATTTTGTGCATTTTAATTAATATTACTTTTTGATTTTTTAAACTTCAAACAATTTGTATAAGGCGAAGGTATTGAGGAAGTAGGTAGAGAGAAATTAACCGGTAAAATATTAGTCAAAATTGATGAGAAATATTTTAGACCTTGTGAAGTGGAATTCTTGCTAGGTGACGCAACAAATGCAGAAACTGAGTTAGGTTGGACTAGAGAATATGATTTAGATGGACTTATCGACGATATGATGAGGTGAATTGAATTCGTATAAATATTTTTTTAATAATTACAATAATAATTATAATGATTGTAATTATTCCTTTAGGTGGAATCGGAGAGAGATTTAAAAATAACGGATATTCATATCCAAAAGCATTAATTAGAGTATTTGGAAAACCAATACTCTACTATTTATTAGATAATTTAGATTATAGTAAAATAAGTATGGTATATATACCATATAACAAAGAATATAGTTCATATCGTATAGAAGATATGCTTCAAAAAGATTACCCAAATATAATATTTAATTTTTTATGTTTAAATGAAAACACAAGAGGTGCTGCGGAAACACTTAATATAGCATTAAATAAACTAACTATTCCAGATTGTCCAATAATATCACTAGATGGTGATAACTATTATACAACTAATATTATAGAACTATGGAATGGTGATAACAAACTAATTACTATTAAAGATGAAAATGATATTGCTATATATTCATATGTTAAAGAAGATCCTAATAGTGATAATGTTATAACTGACATTGTTGAAAAAGAAAAAATATCTGACTACGCATGTACTGGAGCATATGGATTCTCATCATATAAACAATTGTTAAAATATACTCAATATATATTAGATAATAATATTAGACAGAAATCTGAATTTTATATTTCAACTGTAATAAGAGAAATGTTAAATGATTGTATTACATTTTCAAATATTGTAATTAATACAAATAGTTGGACATGTTTAGGAACACCATTACAAGTAAGAAGTTTTTATAATAATATGCCGAAAATATCATGTGTTAGTAATATTGAAAAAATAAAGCCACTTAGAATTTGTTTTGACTTAGATAATACATTAGTAAGTTATCCAAAAATAACTGGTGATTATACTTCAGTAGAACCTATATATAAAAATATTGCCTTTTTAAAATATTTAAAATCTTTTGGACATACTATAATTATTTATACAGCAAGAAGAATGAAAACACATAATAGTAATGTTGGAAAAGTTATGGCAGATATAGGTATTATTACTTTTGAAACATTAAATCGTTTTGATATTCCATATGATGAAATATATTTTGGTAAACCATATGCAAATGTGTATATTGATGATTTAGCATTAAATGCGTATGATAATTTAGAAAAATCATTAGGATTTTATATGGACACTATAATTCCTAGGTCATTTAATGAAATAAATGAAACAGTTATCGACATAATAACAAAAAAATCAAATGAACTTCGAGGAGAAATTTATTATTATAATAATATACCTAATTCTATAAAGGACATGTTTCCATCTTTTATAAATTATGATAGTGAAACATATAAATGGTATAGAATGGAAAAAATAAAAGGATTATCTCTTTCTACATTATATACAAGTGAAATAATGACTTCTACTATATTAAAACATGTAATGAATAGCATTAACCGAATACATAATGCAACTATTAATAAAGATAATATAATTGGAATAAATATATATGCTAATTATTACAATAAAATGAAATTAAGATATGAAACATATGATTATTCAAGATTTGAGAATAGTGAAAATATATACAATAAAATACAATCAAATTTATTAAATTACGAAAAAAATAATAAGGGAAAATTATGTGTAATTCATGGTGATACAGTTATGACAAATATAATTATTAATAATCATGATAAAATAAAATTTATAGATATGCGTGGAAAATTAGGAGATAAAGAAACAATTTATGGTGATTATTTATATGATTGGGCAAAATTATATCAATCATTGTTAGGTTATGATTTAATTTTACAAGATAAAGAAGTTTCGTTTAATTATAAAAAAAACTTGATTGAATGTTTTGAAAATTTTTTTATAGAATTATTTTCAACTGAACAATTAAAAGATCTAAAATTAATTACAAATAGTTTATTATTTTCGTTAATACCATTACATGATAATGACACGTGTATTAAATATTATAATATGATAGACATTGTAAAGTAAATAATATGATATGATACATATTGTAAATTAAATATATAAAGATAATTTATAATATTATATATATATGATACAATCGCATGATATATTTGATACATTAATTGGACGATTATGTTATGATGGAAAAGATATATTCACTATAATAGAAAAAATTAAAAATATAATTGAGTTCCGTAATAATCGTATTAAATTTGAATCAATAACTAAAGACTTTGATAAAACATATTTATTACTAGAAAAACATTACAATATGAATATGAGTGATATTAAAGATTTAGAATTACAAATAGAGTTAGATTTATCATTTCCGATTGTTAAATATTTAAAAAATGTTAAAGAAGATGATATATTAATAAGTGATATGTATTTACATGAAAATCAAATTAGAAGTTTATTAAATAAACATAGAGAAATAAATAATAAATTATATGTTTCTTATGGTGGAAAGAGTGATAATACTACATGGAAAAATACATCAATAACAAACAATATATCATGTCATTATGGTGATAATATTAAAAGTGATTATAATAATCCAAAACAACATAATATTAATGCAGTTCATATTAACGATACAATAATGAATACTAATGAAATCATGTTTTCTACTATAAATAAACAATTAGCATATATTATTAGAGCAGTAAGATTGTCAAATGAAACTACCGAACCACTAACAAAAATTTTTAACGAATATTCACTACCATTTTCTATATTAACATGTTTAAAAATAAAACAATTAACTGTTTTAAATAAATTAGACACAATTATATTTTTAAGCCGAGATGGTTATTGGTTTAAAGAAATATATAATATTATGTATCCAAATGATAATACTGAATATATATATTTTAGTAGATTATATGTAAAAAATAATAAGGATATTATAATTAATCAAATAAATAACATTCGTGGAAATAAATTTATTTTTGATTTACAAGGTTCAGGTAAAACATTTAATTCACTTAATTTACAAAACTGTTTTTATTTTATGGTTTTTTTATCACGTGATAGTAATATACCTAATTACTTATATAAACATTCTGCTAACATTAGTAATATAAAGCAAATTATTGAAGATTTATTTATAGCACCACATGGGAGTGCGCGTTTATACAATAAAAGTACAAGACAAATTGATTTATTAGAACCAGAACACGACATTAAATTGTTCCAACCTTATTTTAAAGGAATACACCTATTTAAACAATATTGGAATACTATGCGAAAATATTTTACATTTGATATGAACTATAATAGTCTGGATGATGTAATTAATAATTTTCACAATGACATTGAATATCAAATAACTCTAAAAAATAAAATTAACTCAATTATTAAACATGTGAATACACATACAGATTCATATAATAAATATCCATTACAATTTTATTCTCAAATTGAACAAGATAAGTATTATATTGAAAATATAATCAAATATAAACAAAATGGTGTTTTTTTAGAAATTGGTGGATATGATGGTGTTACTGGTAGTAACACATACTTCTTAGAAAAACACTTAGGATGGAACGGAATAATTGTTGAATGTAATCCAACATTAGTAGAAAAATGTAAAAATATAAGAAGTTGTTATATTTGTGATAAAGCATTATATGAAACAGATGATGTTGAAATTACATTTACAATACCAGTTGGTGACGAAATTATAGGCGGTAAAGAACAATTAGGAGGTATTAAATCTCTTTTAAAACCTGAAAGTGTAAAGACATTTCAAAGATGTTATAAAGAAAGCAAGGATATAACAGTAAAAACTATTAATATTAATACATTACTTGAAAGTTATAAAATATATAATATTGATTATGTTTCATTAGATGTGGAAGGAGGAGAATTATCTATATTAAAAACATGGGATTTTAATAAACATAAAGTCAAATTTTTAACGGTTGAACATGGAAATATAGCACACTTTCAAAAATCTATAAATACAATATTAACTAGTAAAGGGTTTTCATTACATAGAAATAATAAATGGGACGATGAATACATGATAAATAATAATTAATATCCAAACAAAATAAATTATTATTTGGTAATATCTATATTAATAATATAAACGTAATTATTATTATTATATAAATGAAAAAAGCATGTTTAATGATTACTGGACAAATGAGAACATATGAAAAATGTTTTAACAATATACTAGAAAATCTTATATTATCAAATATTGATTATGAATTTCATATTTATATTTTAACTGAATCTTATGGGAAAAATGGTGGAACTCCTAAAAATAAATTTACTAATCAAGTAAAACATATTGATGATTTCCAAAATAATGTTAAAAAAATATATGGAAAATATTTGAAAAATCTTATTATTGATAATGATTCTAATAAGATAGATATTCCTTCTTATCTTAATAATTATGGACCATGGTTGTGTTTATACAAAAATAAATTATTATATGATTCTATCCTACATTTAAACGAATACGACATATTTATTCGCATAAGACCTGATATAAAATTATCAAATAAAATTAATTTAAAATTATTAAGTGATAACAATAAAACTATACATATTATAACTGGTAGTGGTTGTAGAACTAATTCATGGCTCCACAATAGAGATTGGGACCATATGTGTATAAGCGATAAACAAGGTATGAAAATATGGTGTGAATATTATAAATTTTTAAAATATGAACCACCATATATATTTAAAAACGAAATACGGTTTAATAATAATGGTTTTTGGTGTAAAAATGAAAATAAAGATAAAAGTATTATTGCAACACAATTATTTTTTCAATATATTATAGATAATAATTTCAAATTAATTTTTGATGCCTTAAATATATATACAACTCCTATAAGGTAATATTTAAATTTCAACCTTAATAAGTTCTATCATATCGTGTATCATTTTTCGCTCAAGTATGGTATATTTCAAGTTATTTAATCCGGAACCCATTATCATTTCCTCCTTTTGTTTGTCATCTAATTTATTAATATAATTTTCACACCACATATCAGAAATTAGTTTTTTTTCGCCAGTATATGTTATTGCGTTAGAAGTATGTGGCATTATTTTAAAAGATTGATTAGGATTATTTGTTATATTAATATTTTTCATACGACATCTAAAATACAATGCTCTATCTTCAATTCCCCAACCCCATATATTATTTGGAAACCCATTTATATTAAATATTATATCATGTTTTACCTTAATAATACCACCCAGACATGAACTATGAACGTTTTTAACACGAAACATTTCTATGTCTTCTTTCGTATAGATAGATTTAATAATTTCTAAACTGGGGTTCATATCAACGTCGTGTGTAAAAAAGTATTTGGTTTTATTTTCATATTCTTTGAATGCCACATTTAATAACATTCCACGGTTAAATAATTTACCTTTATTTTGTTCTACTACTACTACTTTAGTATTGGGTAAATGCTCTTCAAGTAAAGGAACTGTATTTTTGATAAAATAATCTAAATGTTTGTCACGCTCACGAAATGGTATAGCAATAATATTTTCGTACATTTAATAATAAATAAAATTATTTTATTATTAACTTTTAAACTTTAATTTTGTAATATACTATAATTATGTTAATTTAATTAAATAAAACGTATTTAAATATAATCATAATGTTGATAATTCATTTTATTATTTTTATTTTGTAATATATTATACTCATTAGTTTTAGTTTCTTTTAATACTATTTTACTATATACAAACTCATAATCGGTATTTATTAAATATTTTTTAGGAAGATTTTCAGCAATTAAACACCCGTCTTTATTTATTATGTTTAATTTATTACATATTATATTTTGTATAACTCTTGGTCCGGTTATTTCCATTACATGTTGATGTTTTTTTATAATATTTTTTTCTATATTACTAATTACTATTTTAATAACTTCATTAAATAATTGTTGATTAGGACTTCCACCTATAAACATATAACTTATGTTATTAAAACCACAATCGAATAAATGTATTTTTCCTTCACTCGGTAAATTTAGTTTTATTGGAGAAATATCTAAATCAAACCAATATCCTCCATATTTATTAATATAACAAATTCTAAAAAAATCTGCTATAGCTACTCCATTTTTCATTTTTTTATATGTATTGTAATAATCTGTTTCTTTAAAAAAAATATCGACATCATTATCTGAAAAATATAATACATTAATTGTTGGATTTAATATTTTCCATTTGTTTAATATATTTTTTATAATAGGTTCATCAGAATTACATTTATAACTTGTAAATATAGTTTTTGTATTATCATTTAATATCGTTTTATTTTCAATATTAATATTAGTATAATTATTCTTATAATATTCATACAATTTCATACAATTTTTACGCATTTCCTGCTCTTTTTCTTCACTAATAGAAGATAATACATTTGGTAATTCTTCTATTTTATTCTCAGGAAGACGAACAATAGTGTCGTCCCATAATTCGTGTTCAGGGAGTTCCAAAGTATCTGCTAATAAAATTGGAATACTTCCTATTGCTAATGATTCCCAAAAACGAATTGAATTTGGTCCAGAACCCGACGGACATAAAGAATACCTAGAATCTAATAATAATTGATTATATTTTAATGTTCGCTTATGATCACTATCCGATTCATTTAATGTATATTCACTATTTTGTAACTTGTTATAAACAACATTATCAAAATGCCAATTTCCTATATGATTTACATAACAATTTGCGGGATGTTTCATTTCAAATATTCTTTTACGTATATCAGTTAAATACCAACTTGGATGATATGCACCTTGAAAACTATACAATAATTTACGGTTTAAAAATAATGGATCACATTTTGAAAATAATGGATCACATTTTGAAAATAGAGCATTCCTATTATCGTCTTCTATATTAACTGCATATAGAGGACATGGTCTCAGTTGAATATCACTTAATTTATTTTCTGTTAAAATTTTATGTGGAGTATAAACTATATGTATATTTAATGATTTGAATAATGGTAATAAATTACGAAATGAAATATGTTGACAACATGTATAATAATTAACATTTGGTTGTGTATATGGTTTAACTAATTTATATATTATATCTAAATTATATCGTTTATCTATTATAGTTGCCCAAGGTAATCCCATATATGTTTCATTGTCTTTATTTTGTTCATAGAATTTTTTTTCAGTAATAACTGGATATTGCCAAAACAATTTATATTTATTCATTAATTCTTCTGTCGGAAATTCCATTATAATATAAATTATACAAAATATGTTTATATAATAATATAAAGTATATTTATTGTTATATTTTATAATGGAATTTACTGATTTAACAAAACCATTTACTGATATAGAAAAAATAAACTCTTTTATTTATTTACAAAAATATATGTTAGATAAAATTGAAAAAAATGAACATTTTTTTATTGGACGATTATCTGGAAATGAACCCAATTTATGTGGTAAAGTATTATCTAATACAAAATTACCAGAATCACTTATGAAAGAAATGCTTACAGCTGCTGGTATTCAATTTTTATCAAATAATGATATAAAACAATATGTAAACTTATATAATAAATCATGTACTAATTGTAATATTTTATCTATATGGTCTAGTGGTATGTATTCTCAAGCAAAACCATATTATGATTTTTTAAATAAAATATGTCCTCAACAAAAACGAATATGTTCACAAGCATTGGAACCATTTTATTTTGTAGATAATTCAAACTATAATTTTAATAATGTTTTTAAAAATAAAAAAGTACTAATTATTACATCGCATAAAGAAACTACTTTAAATCAATTACAAAACCATACTACTATTTTTAATAAACCAATATTTGATAAAACTACAGATTTTCATATATATAAACCAGTTCAACAAAATGGAGGTAATCATGATACCAATTCATGGACAATTCATCTTGAGAAAATGAAAAAGGATTTATTTGAATTAAATAAAATATTTGATTTTGATATATCTCTTGTTAGTTGTGGTGGATTTGGTATGATTTTATCAGATTTTATTTATTCAGAATTAAATAAAAGTTCAATATATGTTGGAGGTGCATTACAATTATACTTTGGAATAATTGGTAATAGATGGAAAACCCATCCAATTATTTCAAAATTAATAAATGAAAAATGGGTAGATGTATTAGAAGAAGATAAACCATCATCGCTATCATTAAACCCTAGATTATGTGAAAATAGTTGTTATTGGTAATATATAATTGAATATCTAAATAATATTCTTAATTTTTTCATAATCGCGTTCAACCAGTTTCTTACATAAATTACCCATCTTATTACAGGAATTGTTAAAATCATTATTATTAGTAATATTATTAATATTGTATCTAGGATTACCTCCGACATTATTACAATTATATTTTGATAATGGATAAAAATGATTAATGCGAATATATATTTGATTAATCCAATCATCACAATACCAATTAATTATTTCTTCAGGAAAATAATATCCAAATAATTCCATATGTTTTCTAGAGACAAAGCTTTGAGTTAATAATCTAGTATTATTAATATCAATTGGTCCAGTAACTCCAATATTATTATTTTCTACTAATTTATTAATACAAATAGTTATCCAACCATTTGTTAAAAATTCAATATCATCGCCGCATTGAAAAAAATACTCACAATTATTAATATAAGCTTCATTAAATAATTGATTCCACATTTTTGTTAGATGTCCTTTTGGAATATTATCCATATAGATAAATTCTATTTCTACATTTGTCATAATTGAAATAAATTTATTAATATAATTTATATTTTCAGTATTATCATAAATTTTATCGTTTCTATCTATTCCAATATAAAATGTATAATTATGTTCTTTATCATATGTTAATAAAAATGTTTTAAAAGTATGTTTAAATAAATAGGATTCTTTAATATTTTTCCAATCTCTACCGGTTGATGTTGATGGTATAATAATTCCAATTTTCATATTATATTTATAATATGAAAATATATGTTTATATTATTATCTAAATAAATTACCAAATAACTTAAGATTATTAGTTGATTTATTATTTGATTTATTAGTTGATGTATTATTTGATTTACTATTTAAATTATTATTGTTTCCATTTGTATTGTTGCTTTTTGTTCTGTATTTATTTTTGTTAACAATAATTTTACCATCCCCCTTAGTAATATCATAATTTTCAAATGGTTGTATATTTGGATTTGTTTCTGTTTCAAAATGACTAACTTGTATATATTCATCTTCATAATTAAATTTTAAATTTCTAATATTTATTAAACCATATGGGTATGATTTTTCTAAACAATCTGCCATTTCTCTCTTATTTATAACTTTATTAATAGCATCTACAAATTGTAGTATAGACGTTGAACCAATTGGGAAAAAATTACTTCTATCAATCTGTATATTATTTGTTAGCGCTCTTTTTTGTAACATATTGTCTTCCATACTCCATCCCCACATATTTGGATAGCCATTAATTATTTCGAAATCATAACCAGTAATGGAAACAATTCCACCTAACGCGAATTGATATCCATAAAAATGTTTAATTGTATTTCTTGTTGTTTCATAATTTAATAAATTTTTAGTATAAGGTACTGTATCCACATCATTAAATACAATTGTAATATCATGATAATGTTGTGGATATTTTTGTTTAATTGCTAAAAAGCCAATGTTTTTCATAGCACCTCTATTAAATGGCTGATTATCACATTGATGAACAAAAAACATTTCATAATGTTCTTTTTTATAATCCTCCATAATAAATTCCATATATTTCATAAAAAAAAGTTTATGTTCTTTTCTATTACGATACGGAACAATAAAACAAATCTTAGGAATATTATCCATTATTTATTATAAATACAAAATATTAAATTTTTATTTATACATCGTATTTATCTAAAATAATTTTTGGTACTAATTGATTTTGAACAAGTTCTAGTTTTTTATAACATTTATTAATAGTTACTTCACTAATTTCACTTACTTTATTAACTTCGCGTTTTGTTAAATTTAATTTACATATTTGAGCTATAAAATAAACAATACCTGCTGCTACACTATGAGGTGTATTTTCTGGCATCATATTGTTTTTTTGAATTTTAAAAGCAATGAATTTACAACACTTAGTCAATTCTTGATTGATATTTAACTTACTACAATATCTATCAATAAAATCTTCAGGTTTAGTTCTACATAGCGATGTTTTGTCATTATTGGTCATATCACATTCAATTTCATTAACAATAGCTACTGCCTTTTTACAACCTTTTGTAGCACTTGTATTATCTAAATTAAATATAGTGGCTATTTCTTTAGCAGTTCTAGGACATTCATTTGTTCTACAAGATATATAAATAGAAGCAGCAATAATACCATCTCTATTCAATCCTCTAAATGTTTGATGTTCTGATATTTTTTTATGATATCTTAAAGCTTCATCAATAATAATTTTGGGTATACTAGCATTGTGAGCAATAATTGTAATTTTTTGAAATTCATCATATTGAGATTTTTCTTTATATGGCATGGATTGCCATTCAGTATATCGTCTGATTTTTCTCATTTCATAGGATGTAGAACCTTGACATATGACTTTACAACCGTATGACGATTCCTTAAGTAGTGGATTAACTGGCATACCACATCGAGTTGGATCAGAATTTTGATTATCATCTGCACCATAATATCTCCATTCTGCTGATTGATCTAAATTATCCTTATATATCACACTACATTTAGGATTAGAACATGCTAAAAAGCCATCTTCCGTGAATTTAACAGAAGATTTACATATATCACAATTTTCTCGCTGTCCTTCAACACGATATATACATTCGATCGGTTTATGATTGATAAAATTATTTTCTATTTGTTTCCATATTTCTTTTTTAGATTTAGTTGATTTATTTTTTTTAGTTATTCTTTCACTCATTCTTATTATACTGAATATTATGTTAATATATATTTAATTCAATTTTATTTTATATTTATCTAGATTATATGGGAGCTCAACAATCTACAACAAATGAACCTAATAAAAAAACATTATCATCATCTATTGATTATTTAGCTGCTAACTACATATTAACAAGTAATTTTCAAGATTTGAAAAATTTAACTAATCCAGACTACTGTAAAAATTTAGTTATTTTAACATCTGATGTTATTTCACGATATTTGAATGATACTGAAATAGAATATTTACAACAAAGAATGGACGGAAATGAAGAAATTTTAAAAATGTCTAAACCTGAAAAAGTAGCATTTTTCAATAAAGATAAAATGGATAAAATGGATGTTAAAAGTAATTTACAAAAAAATAGAATGTGTGTTTCTATTGCGAAATATTATGTTCAAATTTTTCACATATTCAATGCTATAGCACATACTATTAATCCAGTATATACATGGAAAGATAAATTTGGTTCAACTGTAACAGTTGATTATGAACATAGAAATGATATTCCTAAAGATGTTCAGCCTAAAATATCTAAGGTGAATTTATGTAGTTCTAGAATAAATGCTTTAATGACAGATAAAGCATTATTAGATAAAACTGGAAACGATATGATTAATTTAAATACTAAATTTTGTGAATTAAATAAAATTGATAATTCATTGAACTATGAACCTGGTATTCCAGAATTAGAATTATTATATTATGACAATTATGATTATAATACAGGTAAATTTTCTTCAATGTCTGACAATATGAATAAAGAATATAATAAAGATTTAAAATCATTTTATACACTTTTTACAGGTGAAGAAAAAATGCCTGAACATATTAAAAAATTTGGAGAAATACCATTGAGAGATTATAAACAAATAAATCAATGTAAAACAAATGGTGCGTTTACAAAAACATACCATGGTACATTAAAAGAAAAACGATTCAAGGAATATGTAGATAATATTAAATTAATGATGAAAAATACAGAAGATAATCAAAAAATATTATTAGGTATTATAGACCAATTGTTTGTATTTATAAGAGATCCACAAGATAAAAACAAAAAACTCATTGTCATTAATCCTAAATTAGATAATAAACTTCTTAATAAACTGATTAATGATACAAGAAATATTATTGTTAAATTATATTCTACATGTGAATCTGATTTTTTTAAAGGATTACAGTTATTTGAAGCTATTGTTGAAAAACAAATAATGGACACATCTACCGAACAAATTAAAAAATTACAAGAAAATATAGAAGAAACTATATCATTGGAACCTGAAGAAAGTTCACCGATTGTTAAAACCGTATTAGAAAGTAAAGAAACAAAACCTTGAGCTCCTGTATTATCTACACCATCTGTAGAAGAAAAAACCATTGAACCCGTTGTTGAAAAAACAGAAGAACGTGTAATCGAAAAAATGGATGAATCTAAAGAAAAAGAAGAAATATGATAAATAATAATAATTTCTCTCTTTAATGTATATGTACTCTATTAAAAAAACAAGAAAAATAAAAACAGTTCCAAGAAGATATATTCCAAAAGGAATGACAAAAAAAGATAAAAAGAAACAAACTAATATGTTAAAAAAATCTAGAAAATTATATAAAAAAGGTAAATATTATACAAGAAGTAAAGTAACATCTTTTAAATCTAAAACAAGTAATCATATTACTAATGCTAAACAAATATATAAAATCAATAAAATAGTTCCTAATAAACAATTAGCTAGTAAAACTGGTTGTTCTATCAATGCTTTGAATAAAATTGTAAAGAAAGGTGAAGGAGCATATTATAGTTCAGGAAGTCGTCCAAATCAGACATCTAAATCATGGGGATATGCTAGATTAGCAAGTGCTATTACAGGTGGTAAATCATCGGCAATAGATTTTAATATTTTAAAAGATGGTTGTAAATCTACAAGTAAGGCTTTAAAATTAGCAAAAAAAGCAAAAAAGAAACATGGATATGGTAAAAGAAAGACACCTCAAACAAAATTATAAAAATTATATAATTTACAAATTTGTAATAATATAATTTATAAGTATTATGCTCTCAATCACTTTTTTACTACTTTTTTCAATCCTCTTTCCAAAAATCAAAAATGGACATACTTTTTATGTCCATTTTCTAAAATCCAAATACTCTTTGAAAAACTTGAAATATTATATTATAGATATTTGAATATTTTTTATGTAGTAAATTTATCCTGGATTTTTTTCATGATATCATTGTTATAAATACCAGATGGTTTATAATTTTTAGTTGAATTAAATTGTTTATCACTTTTTAAGAGATTATTATTATTATTATTATTATTATTAATATTATTATTATTATTATTATTATTATTAATATTATTATTATTATTAATATTATGATTTAATAGTAAATCATTTGGATTTTTAGATTCTACAGAAGCATTATTTTCTATTTGAGGAGTTGGATTTACAAGATTACCATACCCATCAATCGCAGCTCCTGTTTGTTTTTTATATTCTTGACGTACATATCCAGGAATCCAATGAATCCAACTAACAAAAATAAGATTTGGATGAGTATATCTAACTACAAAATCATTCTCTCTTAATTTTCGTATAATATATCCAGTACATTCTTCTACATTATATTTGGTAACCCCAATCATCATTTCTGGTATTAAATACCAAATAAACTGTTCTTTACCTCTAGTCTGCTTTGAGGTTAATTTAATTTTGTTATGAATTCTATTTAATATTTTATTAAATAATGATAACTTATTATCATCATATTCTCTCTTACTTTCAAAAAGATCATCTAAAGAAATTTTATCCGATAAATCATTTTCATCTGATAATGTAAATATATTCATATTAATGTTTTAATAGAAAAAAAGTTTTAAAAGAATACGATATTATAATGTATATGATTAAACATTTAGTTATTAGTGGAGGAGGACCAACTGGATTCATTAGTTATGGTGCTATTAAATATTTATTTGAAAAAGAATTTTTATCAATAGATAATTTAAAAAGTGTTTATGGAACATCTATTGGAGCTATATTAGGTGCTATATTGTTATTAAAACATGATTGGCATACATTAGATGATTATTTTACGAAAAGACCATGGGATAAAGTATTTAAAATAGAACCAAATAATTTTTTTGATATGTTTTATAAAAAAGGATTATTTCAATTTAGTATGGTTGAAGAAATTATGGTTCCTTTAATGACTGCTAAATATTTATCTAAAGATATAACACTCCGTGCATTTTATGAAGAAACTAATATAGATTTTCATTGTTTTACTGTAGAAATGAATTCTTTCAATAAAATAGATTTAAATTATAAAACGCATCCAGATTTATCTTTAATTAAAGCATTAGAAATGACAACTGCTGTTCCATTATTATTTTCTCCAATAATTGATGGAAATAATTGTTATATAGATGGTGGTTTATTAGATAATTATCCAATAAATGAATGTTTAATAAATGAAAAATGTAATGATTCAGAAGTTCTGGGAATCAGAAATAAATGGTCTAAATCAGATATTATTATAAATAATGAAATGAATTTCTTTCAGTATTTAGAGAGTTATTTTGGTAAAATAGTAACCTTTATACAAAAATCGGATGTGGTAAAATCAATTCGATATGAATTAAAATGTTTATGTAATAAAGATTTATCCAACCATACAAAATGGTTAGAATATATGACAGATGAAACTAAAATAAAAGATTTAATTAATGATGGTAAACAATATGCCGAGTTATTTATGAGTTATGAAGAAGAATTAGGAAGACAATGTACTGTTTAAAAATTCTTTTAAGTGTTCTACACTTGGTTTGGCATCATATTCTATTATTTGTTTTCCTTTTACTAATTTAATAGTTGGAAATGCTTCGACATTATATTTATCAGCAAGTTCTTGATTTTCTTCTCCATCTACTTGTATAAAATTTAATTTATAGTTATTGAATTTTTTATTGTTATATTCTTCTTTAATTTCTTCCCATACTGGTATCGCGTTTTTACTATGTGGACACCATTCTACGGTAAATAAATAAATATCTACTTCTTCATCATATTCAGATGGTTTAGTAAATTCATTATTAGGTGTATAATCACTATCAATTACAGGTGTTACATATTTATTGTAAACATAACCTGCTACAAATAAAAAGAATATTACTAATATTAATATCATCCAAAATCTAGTATTTGTTAACAAACTATATCCTTGAGATTGTATATTATCTAACATTTTATATATTAAAATATTAGATAAAACAATATTTTAAAAAACGAATAAATAATTAAATAACCTAAATAAAGATATCAAAAAATACATAAATTATTAATATTCCAATAATTGAAGATAATAATAAATTTAATAAATAATTAGTTCTTATATCTTGTAAATTAGGATTTACAAAAAAATTATCAATATTAAATAATTTATTACTAGCACTTATAGATGTATATAATGAATATGACAATAATGTTATTATTAACAATTTTAATAATGATCCTGATATACCATTTGTATTAGTTTGACCTAATATAAATGAAAAAATTAATATTATTGCTATAATATTAAAAAAAAATGTATGTTTTGTAGTCTCTGAAAACTCTTTATATATAGCATTATATGTATTATTCATAATAATATATATATATGCGTAAAGTTTTTTCTCTAAATAAAATAATATAATATGAAAACTCAAAAAAAAAAACATAAAAATAAAAATACTACTAAAAAAAGAATTTTTAAAAAAAAACATTATAGTGCACCAGATGGGTTTTTAACAAGTGTATGGGGACCTGCTATGTGGCATGCGTTACATACTATTAGTTTCAATTATCCTACACAACCAAAAGAAAGTGATAAAAAAATATATAGACAGTTTATGTTAAGTTTAGTAAATATATTGCCATGTAAATATTGTAGAGAGAATTTAATTAATAATTATAAACAATTCCCATTAACAATGAATTGTATGGAAAATAGAGATACTTTTTCAAGATACGTTTATAAATTACACGAAACAATAAATAAAATGTTAGGTAAAAAATCAGGATTATCTTATTGTGATGTGAGAGAAAGATATGAACATTTTAGAGCTAGATGTACAGAAGACAAATCCAAAAAATTTAAATTTAGTAAAACAAAAAAAAATAAAAAAGAAAAGGAAAAAGGATGTACCGAACCTTTATATGGAAAAAAATCCAAATGTATTATTAAAATTGTTCCGAATGAAGAAAAATGTAAAACATTTCAAATGGATACAATTTGTAAAAAAACAAGATGATAATTTTATTTATATATTATATATATTGATGACAAAAAAAGACAAAAGAGTAAAAAATAAACTGGTAAAAGAATTAATTTAATAATTTCATAATTATTAAATTATTTACATACCAAATTCGCTAAAATCTGACATAACAGGACGGGGTAGATAGTTATCATTAACGCTTGAGTAATTGGGAACTTTTTTACATTCAAAAGCAGGTTCGGGACATCTTTCACAAGCCGGACAAGCAGGACATGCTTCTTGTCTAGGATAAGTACTGGCAGCAGGACATGCGGGACATACTGGAGGTACAACTTGAGATTTAAGAATATATAAATCTTGTTGTCCAGATGGTATTTGTGAATAAGGTATACCATTATTTCCATTAGTACCACTTACGGCAGTATTTCCATTAGGACCAGTAGTAACTGTAGCAGAGTTACCTCCAGAACCAGTATATGTACTAGAACTAGCACTAGAATAATTATCGGAACCACTATTATAACCATTTGTATTTCCATTAGTACCACTTACGGCAGTATTTCCATTAGGACCAGTAGTAACTGTAGCAGAGTTACCTCCAGAACCAGTATATGTACTAGAACTAGCACTAGAATAATTATCGGAACCACTATTATAACCATTTGTATTTCCATTCGGACCAGTTACGGCAGTATTTCCACCAGGACCAGTAGTAACAGTAGCTGATTTTCCATCAGAACCTGTATATGTTGTTTGACTTGCCATACCTTCTTGTAAAAAGCCTCCTAAACACCCACAAAATATAAGAGCTAATAATAATATTATAAATAAATGTATCTTTTGTAACTTCATTATATAATACTTTAAGAAAAATTAAAAATTGAATATTAAAAATAAACATTTAATTATTTATATATATATAAATGGATAATTTAAACTTAAATGAATTTATGTCGTTGGAAGAAGCAAACATCTTCTTAAACAAATATAAAAAAGGTATTTTTCAACACCAAAGAAAACTAAATTATATAAAAAATTATAATACTATAAATAAAGAACAAGTTTATGAAAGAAATAGACAAAGATATAAAACATTAGATGACGAAAAAAAAGAAGCATATAAAGCAAAGAAAAGATTATATTACCATGAAAAAGGAAAATTAAAAAGAGAGGAAAAGAAAAAATTAAAAAGAGAGGAAAATAAAAAATTAGAAATGGAATCTTTAGAAACAATTAAAATTAATTAATTTAAAAATATTTATATTAAAAGTATAATGTCAAAAAAAGAAGTAAAATCCTTAAATAAGTTTTATAATGAAAATAGTGATTTTCTAGAAGTAGGGATAGATGAAGCTGGAAGAGGACCATTATTTGGTAGAGTTTATACCGGAGCAGTAATTTTACCTAAAGATGTAAATTTTGAGTTTGATAAAATGAAAGATAGTAAAAAATTCAGCAGTATAAAAAAAATAAATGAAGTTGCTGATTATATAAAAGAAAATGCGTTAGCTTGGAATGTTAGTTATAATGATGAAAATGTAATAGATAATATTAATATACGACAATCTGTATTAAATAGTATGCATAATAGTATAACAAATATTATTAGTGATAATAATGAATATTTATTATTAGTGGATGGAAATGATTTTAAACCATATATGCGGTTTAAAGAACATGATAATGAATATTTACCAGTAAATCATAAATGTATTGAAGGTGGAGATAATAAGTATTGTGCAATAGCAGCAGCTTCAATATTAGCAAAAACAGAGAGAGATAAATATATAAATGAATTATGTGAAGAAAATCCTGAATTAATAGATAGATATAGTATTGATAAAAACAAAGGATATGGCACAAAAAAACATTTGGATGGAATAAAAAATTATGGAATTACTAAATGGCATCGTAAAACATATGGTATTTGTAAAGATTATTGTTAAATATACATATATGTCATTATAACCAATCTGGTGTTTCAATTTCAGTAAATTGTTCCATAAAACTAGTGATAAATTTATTTTCTGTTACATATTGTGATTTAAAGAATATTTTTGAATCTCCAATAATAATTAATTTTTTTTGTGCTCTTGATATAGCAGTATAAATCAATTTTAAAGCGTTACCGAATTTAAGACTAAAATGTTGAGGTGATATACAAACAACAACAATATTTTTTTGACTACCTTGGTATTTATGAACGGTATTACAATAATTCAGTGTAAATTCTTCAAATAATTTACTATTATCAATAATTTCTGGTTCTCCACCACTATCATAATAAATAGTAGCTTTTTTTGAAGGTTTAAAAATGGTTTTAAAAGATGGTTTGTCAAATTCAATTCTACCACTATCTCCATTTACACGAATATTATTTTCAGAATAACAATTTTTAGTTCTCATAATGTAGTCTTTATCTTTAAATAAACCATGAACATCTGGTTCAAGTATATTATATACAGTTGTTTGTAATAGTCGATTGAGCTCAGTGGTTCCAGCAAAACCTTTATGTTCAGGTGTAATAATAATTAGATTATCTTTTCCATTTTCTTCAACAATCTTTCTAAAAATTTGTGTAGTTTCCTTTGTTTTTTTAAAATCATGATTAATAATTTGTGTATCTAATCCATTAAAATCATCTATAGATAAATCTTTGGTTTGAATATTAATAATACACTCTTTCAAAGTGCCTTGGTCTTGTCGTTTTATTTTTGTTAAATAGGTGGTTGTAAGTAATTTACTTTTTATTAACTGACTAAAAGGTCTTCCTTTTCCAACAGGAGGTAACTGATTATTATCTCCAACAAATATTAATTTACATTTAAAATCTATCGACCATAATAGTAATTTTTCAAATAAGAATATATCTGTCATACTAAATTCGTCAATTATAATACAGTCTATATGATCTGGTAATTTTTTGAATTTTTCTATAACACCCATTCCCATTTTCTTTTTCCAAATAAATTTAAATGTATGAAATAATTGTTTATGAAGAGTTCCACAAATAGTTTTATCAACTAATTCATTATCTTTATTAACAGCATCGATTAATGTTTGTGCTGCTTTTCCAGTAGGTGCCAATAAACTAATTACATAATCCTGTGTGTACAACTCTTTTAAATAAGAAATAATTGCTTTGGTTATTGTAGTTTTACCTGTTCCTGGAGGTCCTGTAATAATAGAACATTTTTCTTTAATTCCATTATAAATAGCGTTAAATTGTTCTGTTTCAAATTTAAAATTATTACCTTGTTTTAATTCATAATTATAAATAAAATCCTTAAAACTATTATCGTCTACTTGAATACATTCATCATAATAATCATTTATAATCTTATCACCTAATTCTTGTTCATATGATAAATATTTCATATCTGTAAAATATACATTATCTTTCCAATGAGGAACTAATATCTTATTAAGATTTTTTTGTAATGATTTGTATTTATCTTGTATTTTTTTGTCATCACAAAAATGTTGTAGTAATTCAAACCAACCATTTTTATACTCTTTCTTTTTATAAAAACTACCATTGTTATCTTGAACTGTTGATATAGCCCATTTATCAATAAATGTATTATCATCCATTGGAATATTTAATGTATCGCAAATTTTATATGCTATACTAAAATTAATGGGCGAATGTCTAATTTGGATTATATCTAACGGTTTAAATAATAAGTTTGATAATAAATATCTTGAATTTAACTCAAATTTTAACGAGTTTAACATATTTTGTAAACAACCAAATGTTAATTTCGGCTTACAATCACTTAACCATACTTTCATCATTAATATATATTGAATAAATGTGTTTTCATGTGTAAAATTATAATATGCTTTATTACTAATAGCTGTCAATTCTTTATTTACATCAATTGATAATCTCTCTGATGGATATGATTTTAGTTCTTCTAATATTTCTTTATAATCTTTTTCTAATTTTATTGCTCTTTCAATATCATCTTTTTTAAATTTACAATTTATATTTAATTCTTGTAAATTTATATTATTAGTATTATTATTATTAATATTATTTATTAAAATATTGGTTGACATTGTTTATTTAATTTATATTTTATACAATAATAAAAATCAATTTTATAATAAAATTGAAGTTTTAATTATAATTAAAGTAAATAATAATTAAAGTAAATAATATACAAATAAATAATATACAAATAAATAAATATGAAATTCTTAGTATTTGATACCGAAACAACTGGATTACCTCAGGGTAGAAATCCAAGCATTTATAAGACAGACTTATGGCCACATGTAATTCAATTATCTTATATAGTTTATTGTAGTGACGAAAATAAAATAATATCTTTAGTAGATGACTATATTAACATTAATGATGATGTAGTTATTGAAGAAAAAAGTCAAGAAATTCACAACATAACCAGAGAAAAATTAAACAATATTGGTATTAATATAGTTGATGCTCTTAATAAATTTAATACTTGGGCAGAACAATGTGAATTATTAATTGGTCATAACGTATCATTTGACAAACGTATGGTTATAGTTGAAGGAATACGTAACAATATTAGAATGAAAGTTCATACTACCTATTGTACTATGAAAGAAACCACAACACTTTGTAAAATTGAAAGAGAATTCCGTAATGGGAAAAAATATTTTAAGTATCCATCATTGAGTGAATTAAATAATCATTTATTCGATAAAATACCAAAAAATACTCATAATGCTTTAACGGATATATTAATTTGTATGCGTTGTTTCTGTAAAATTAAATTTGATATAGATATAACTAGAATAGATAGAACTATACGTTTAATGATGCGTGAAACATATTAACTCAATTGAATTATATAATTATATAATTATATAATTGTATAATTGTATAATTGTAATGGTGTAAAATTAAGCCTTATATCTAAATCTAAGCCGAACACATTTCGCAAATTTCAGGTTCTTGTTCTGTCGAACTATTTTTTTTTTCTGGTTCAATAGTAAATTGCTGTGCTTGATGTTTAGCCTTTCGTCTAAGATAATATATACCTGTTTTAAGACCAGCCTCCCATGAATAGAAATGCATAGAAGTTAAAGCTTTATAGGTAGGTTCTTCCATCCATAAATTAAGACTTTGACTTTGACAAATAAAAGCTCCTCTATCTTTTGCCATATCAATAAGATGTTTCATAGGAATTTCCCAGACAATTTTATACTTTTCTTTTATATGAATGGGGATTCCTTGTATATGTTGAATACTTCCATTATTAGCAATAATATTATTTTTTAACTCATCGTCCCATAATTTAAGCTCAATTAATTCTCTCATTAAATATTTATTAACAATAATAAATTCTCCAGCAAGAGTTCGTCTAGTATAAATATTACTTGTAAATGGTTCAAAACATTCATTATTACCTAATATTTGAGCAGTGCTTGCTGTAGGCATAGGTGCAACAAGTAGTGAATTGCGAGCACCATATTTAATAATATCTTGTTTAAGAGAATCCCAATTAAACTTATCAGATGGTGTAACGTTCCACATATCAAATTGAAAAACTCCTTTTGATAAAGGACTACCTTCAAATGAACTATATGCTCCACAAAATGGTTTATCTTCTATAGAGATATCATATTCATTTAAATAATTTAATATACCTTGTTCACCATATCTGTCTTTTGATTTTAATTTTTGGATTTCATAGAATCTATCCTTTGCTATTTCCATAGATTGTTCCATTGATGCGTGATAAATAGTTTCAAATATATTCTTATTAACGACACGAGCATTATCACTATGAAATGGAATATTCATTAAAGCGAATACATCTGCTAAACCTTGAACACCTAGTCCAATTGGTCGATGACGTAAATTACTTCTTTTTGTTTTTTCAGTTGGATAAAAGTTAATATCAATAACACGATTTAAATTCTCAGTAACTACTTTTGTTACTTCGTGTAATTTATCATAATCGAATGATTTATCTTGCTTAATAAATTGTGATAAACCAATACTTGCTAAATTACATACAGCAGTTTCTTTATCATCACTATATTCAATAATTTCCGTACAAAGATTGGATGATTTAATAGTACCTAGATTTTTTTGATTTGATTTACTATTTGCTGCATCTTTATATAAAATATATGGTGTTCCAGTTTCCATTTGACTATCCATGATTCGAAACCATAAATCTCTTGCCTTAATCGTTTTTCTACCTTTATTATTCTTTTCATATTGTGTATAGATTTTAACGAATTCATCTCCATATGAATCAGATAATCCTGGACATTCACTAGGACACATAAGAGTCCAAATACCATTTGTTTTTACTCTTTCCATGAATAAATCAGGAATCCAAAGAGCATAAAATAAATCACGAGCTTTCATTTCTTCATCTCCATGATTTTTTTTCATTTCAAGAAAATTATCAATATCAGCATGCCATGGTTCCAAATAAATGGCAAAACTACCATTACGTCTTCCGCCTCCATTATGAATAAGTCCATTATGTGTTAAATAATTATGAATAATAGGCATTTGTAAATCATATAACGTTCCTGTATATGTTTCTCTCGTAATATTTTTAATTCTTGAATATATAAAACCTTTGTGAATAAAGAATTTATGAAATTGACTTGTAAAATCAATATTTAATAATTCACAAATTTCTTTGGTTTGTGGTATTCTCAAACAATATGCTATTTTTTTATTCTCAATAATACCATTTGTAGTCATATGAGATTCACCAATTCTATCACGAATATATCCACTTGTTGGAACTCCCATTCGTAATAAAATATATCTTAAAGATTCAATTATTTTTTCAGATGTATTGTCAAATGTTAATTCATTATTTTTACAACCATCTGTATCTATTAATCCTTTTACAATATATTGTGTCTTAGATAGAGGTAAATTTAACCATTTATACATAATATGCTTTTCTTTATATTGGTCATATACATCACTATGTCTAATTGGAATTACAATATTTTTATTCCATCGAATTTTTGTAGTATTATTATCGATGGTAATATTATATTTAACACATTTATCATTTAGATATTTTTCACAAAATTCTAGAACGTGTTTCTTATTATATGTATGTAAACAAATGGTACCTGATACATTTTTATTATCTAAACATCCATCTCCTAATAAAATACCATAAAAATAACAATCATCCTGTGATATATTATCAATATCTTCTTGATATTTTGGTATAGAATATACAACCATCTCGTTGATTGTTAAATCTTTAACATCTTTCCACTCTGGGGAAATAATATTTTTATCAATACGATTTTTTATAACATCATAATTTAATCCTTTTGTTTGACCAGATAAAGATAACACGGGATGTTCTCCTGTTATTTTAAGAGGATGAATTGAATGCATTGTTTCTATATTATAAATATCACCATCATATGGATGTTCTAATACATTTTCTATAGTTTCATGTTCACCTCTATTATTTATAATTTGAGTACTATTTAATATAGCATCTTCAATTTTAATGGGGCCTTGAGTAGTATAAATAATAGTTTCAGGAACAATACATTGGTCAACATATCTTGCTGTATTATTAAACACTCTCAGCATAGGAACAATACCATTAGACGAACCATTTGTTCCTCTAATATGACTACCTTGAGCCCTAACATTATGAATATGTAATCCAATTCCACCAGCCCATTTTGAAATTTGAGCACAATCTGATAATGTATTATATATACCGGATATACTATCATCTTCTAGTGATAATAAATAACAAGAACTAAGTTGTGGTTTCGGTGTTCCCGCATTAAATAAGGTAGGAGTTGCGTGTGTAAAATATTTTTGAGACATTAAATCGTATGTATTTTTAACTTTTTCTAAATTGTCACCATGAATACCAATCGCAACACGCAACCATAAATGTTGTGGTCTTTCAACAATAACATTATTATACTTCATTAAGTAAGCACGTTCTAATGTTTTAAAACCAAAATAGTCGACTAGATAATCTCTATCATGAACAATCATATTATCAAATTCTTCCTTATGTTTTTCTACAATCGAAAAAAAACTAGAACTAACTAATGGATATTGATTATTATGAATATCTGTAAATTCGTATAATTTTTTCATAACTGAAAAAAAAGAAGATTCTGTATTTTTATGATGATTCGAAATAATAATTCTTCCTGCTAATGTATTATAATCTGGATGTTGAATACTTAATGTAGCACACTGCTCAGCAGTAAGTTCATCTATTTTTGTTGTAGGTATTCCATCATATAATTGGTCTATTACTTTCATCACGAATGTAGTATAATTTAATTTAATTCCACATTCAGTTCCTATACTTTTGACTCTTTTTAATATTTTATCAAATCCAATATTTTCATATTTACCATTACGTTTTAATACCTTCATTTCTTGGTCAAGTGACATATAAATTTATACTAATTTTAATTTTAAATAGTTCTTTACAATAATAACTATAACACAAGTAAAATATAACTAGTTTATATTTTTTAATAAAATTGATTTGTTTTTAGTTAAATAAGTGAAACGTACTTAATAAACTTAAGCATAAATTTAAAAATTTCAATAAAAATTTCAATAAAAA